TTGTCATTGACCGCTTGGCGCAATGCGTCTTTCCAGCCGCTGCCTTTGGCTCCTGTGTCCGCAATTATCGATGTCGCGTTGCTGGATCGCAATGGTGGCGAGACCCTGATTTCGAGCGAGGCCTATGATCTTGTCAAAGATATGCACCGCCCGAAGCTGGCGGCGCGTGGTGCATCGCTGCCCCATATCCCGCATGGCGGCGTTGCCCGTATTCACATGAGCGCAGGTTTTGGCCCCGAGTGGTCGGATTTGCCTGCCGATCTTGCACAGGCGATTTTGATGCTTGCGGCGCATTACTACGAATTCCGGCATGATCATTTTGCGTCGGGTCAGGCAATGCCGTTTGGGGTGTCCTCATTGATCGAGCGCTACCGCAACATCCGCCTGTTTGATGGTGGCCGCTCATGAAGCGCCCCCAGTTGAACCGTCATCTGTTTCTCGAAGAGCAAACTCAGACCCCTGACGGGTCGGGAGGATATCTGGAGGCATGGACGGTGCTTGGTGCCCATTGGGCCGAAATCAAGGCCAGCACAGGGCGCGAAACATCCGCTCCGGGCACTGCGATCAGTCGTGTCGCCTTGCGCATTACGGTGCGTGCCGCGCCGGTGTCGTCGCCGTCACGTCCCAAAGCGGGGCAACGGTTTCGCGGACAGGGGCGGTTGTACACGATCAATGCCGTTGCCGAAGTCGGCACGCAGGGCCGTTATCTGACCTGTCATGCAGTTGAGGAGACTGTCACATGAGTTATGGCGTATCAGCAGCCCTGCAAACGGCTGTTTATCAACAGCTTTTCACCGATCCTGATTTGGTTTCCCTTGTTGGGACAGACATTTTCGACGCGCTGCCCTCTGGCGCATTGCCGTCGCTCTATGTCGCGCTCGGGCCTGAGGTCGTGAAAGACCTTTCCGACAAGACGGGCGCAGGTGCCTTGCACGAATTGACGATTTCGGTCGTCACGGATGTTGCAGGATTTGCGCAAGCCAAGACGGTGGCGGCAGCGGTGTCGGACGCATTGATCGACGCGGATCTTGCCCTGACACGCGGCACGCTTTTGTCGCTGGCGTTTTACAAAGCCACAGCGGCGAGGGTCGGCACCGGTGATACCCGCCAAATCAATCTCGTTTTCCGCGCCCGCGTCGCGGACGAATAACCACATTTTCAACCTAAGGAGTGCTGGCAATGGTAGCCCAGAACGGAAAAGATCTCTTGGTCAAAATTGATATGACGGGCGATGGCCTGTTTGAAACCGCCGCAGGTTTGCGCGCGACACGGATCAGCCTGAACGCCGAATCCGTCGATGTCACGTCGCTTGAAAGCACAGGTGGCTGGCGTGAATTGCTCTCTGGCGCGGGTGTGAAAACAGCCGCAATTTCGGGATCGGGTGTCTTTAAGGATGCCAATACCGATGAGCGTGCCCGTCAGATTTTCTTTGACGGCCTGACCCCTGATTTTCAGGTGATCGTACCAGATTTCGGCACGATGGAAGGACCGTTCCAGATCACGTCGATCGAATATGCGGGTTCGCATAATGGCGAGGCTACCTATGAGTTGTCGCTGGCCTCTGCGGGCGAGTTGATCTTCACGGCGGCGCTTTAAATGGTCAATCCGCTCGCAGGAGAGGTCGAGATCGTGATCGACGGCATGCCGCATAGCTGCAAGCTGACGCTTGGCGCGATGGCCGAAATGGAAGCCGCGATGGGAGCCGACAGCATGGTTGATCTGGTGACCCGCTTTGAAGCGGGGAAGTTCACCAGTCGCGATGTGATGGCGTTGATCGTGGCGGGCCTGCGCGGCGGTGGCTGGTCTGGCACGTCCGCAGACCTGCTGCGGGCCGATATTGCGGGCGGGGCTGTTGGCGCGGCACAAGTGGCGGCTTCGCTTCTTGTGCGCGCCTTCACCCCACCCAAGTGAGATCGCAATGGACTGGCCGAATTTATTGCGGGCGGGCCTGCACGTCTTGCGCTTACGTCCCGCTGAATTTTGGGCGCTGACGCCCGCCGAGCTGCAAGTGATGCTTGGACTTGAGACGCGCCTTTTACCGATGGGGCGGTCGCGTCTTGAGGAATTGCAACAAAGCTACCCCGATACCCAAGGAGGGTGAGAATGAATGGATTAGATCAAATTGACGCGCTGGATAGTGAGGTGAGCGCCTTGGAGCGCACATTGGGCGATGCCACTGCAATGACGGCAGCGTTCGACAATCAATTGCGCGACATTCAAGGCACCCTCGGCGAAACAACGCGCGACTTGGGCAATCTTGAACGCGGGTTTTCGGGCGGTTTGCGGCGCGCCTTTGACGGTCTGGTCTTTGACGGGCTAAAGCTGTCGGATGCCTTGGGTGTTGTTGCCAAGGCCATGGTCGATACGGCCTATTCTGCGGCGATTAACCCGGTGATGACCCACTTTGGCGGCTTGCTTGCCAATGGCGTCAATAGCGCGGTTTCCAGCCTGATGCCCTATGAAAACGGTGCACCATTTTCGCAAGGTCGCGTGATGCCATTTGCGCGGGGTGGGGTTCTGGACGGACCGACGACCTTCCCGATGCGCGGCGGCACGGGCCTGATGGGTGAGGCGGGGCCAGAGGCCATCATGCCGTTGTCGCGCGGCGCCGATGGCCGTTTGGGTGCGCGCGCGCAGGGCAGCAACACAGTCAACGTCACCATGAATATTTCCACCCCCGATGTGCAGGGTTTCCAGCGCAGTCAGGGGCAGATCGCCACCCAAATGGCGCGTGCATTGGGCCGTGGTCAACGTAACCGGTAACAGGGAGGCCTAGATATGGCATTTCATGAAGTTCAGTTTCCGTCCGCGCTTAGCTTTGGCTCTGTTGGCGGCCCAGAGCGGCGCACCGAGATCGTGACGCTCTCGAACGGGTTTGAGGAGCGCAATACGCCTTGGGCGCATTCGCGCAGGCGCTATGATGCGGGTGTTGGCCTGCGGTCTTTGAATGATGTGGCGACCATCGTTGCATTCTTTGAGGCGCGCGAAGGCCAGTTGCACGGGTTTCGATGGAAGGATTGGGGGGACTACAAGTCATGTATGCCGCTTTCTGCTCCAGTCTCATCTGATCAGCTTATTGCGATTGGCGACGAAGAGACAAAGGTGATCCAGCTGACCAAGACCTATGTTTCGGGAGGCGCGCGTTATGTGCGTCCGATCACGAAGCCAGTAGAGGGTACTGTACGTGTCGCCATTGGTGGCGATGAGTTGCAGGAAACGATCGACTATACGGTCAACTTTGCGACGGGCGAGGTCATTTTCCCGCATCCGCCCGATTTGGGTGCGGAGGTGCGTGCCGGATTCGAGTTCGACGTGCCAGTCCGTTTTGACACGGATATGATTCAGACCTCCGTTTCGAGCTTTCGTGCAGGTGATGCGCCGAATGTGCCGGTGATTGAGGTGCGCCTATGACTGTGGCCGCGCTCAATACCCATCTGGCAACTGGTGCCACGCATGTCTGCTATTGCTGGTCAGTGCGGCGCAGCGATGGTCGCGTTTTGGGATTCACGGACCATGACCGTCGCCTGTCTTTCGATGGTGTGACATTCACGCCCGAAAGCGGCTTGTCTGCAAAAGCCCTGACCAGCACGACGGGCCTTTCGGTCAATAACTCCGAAGCGTTGGGCGTTCTGAATGCTGAGGCAATCACGGAGGCTGACATTGAGGCGGGTCGCTATGATGACGCCGAGGTCACGACCTGGCTTGTCCAGTGGGACGATGTGACCCGTCGCGAAGTGAAATTTATCGGCAGTATTGGCGAGATTACCCGCGAATCCGGGACGTACCGCGCCGAGTTGCGCGGGCTGACGGAATTGCTCAATCAGCCGCAGGGCCGGTCCTATTTGCGCACCTGCAGTGCGGTTCTTGGGGATGCCGGATGCAAAGTGAACGCCAATGATCTGAAGTTTCGCGCGGATGCGACGCTATTGGCGCTTGATGACGGGCAGGTCCTGACTATGACCCTTGGGGCGACCTATACGGATCGCTGGTTTGAGGGCGGCGTTATTGCGTTTCGCTCTGGCCCGGCCGAGGGGTTGCAGGCCGTTATCAAGAAAGACGAGACCCGCGGGACGGAACGTA